CAACAACAACAAATTACAATAACAACAAACAAAATACAAACAACAACAACATGGCACAATTTCAACAAACAATTGACATGCAAACTCTTCAGGCTGCAGCGGGACGCAACAGCTTGGTGAATGATTTGGCATCTCGTCGCGTTTATGATAACGCGGTTGAGGAGCTGAACGCCCGTTCAAGACGTCCCAAAGTCCAATTCTCCAAAGCAGTGTCTACGGAACAGACTCTGATCGCAACTAACGCATATCCGGAGTTTGAGGTCACATTCACTCATACGCAGTCCGCTGTGCACTCCTTGGCCGGGGGCCTACGGATGCTTGAGTTAGAGTACCTCATGATGCAAGTTCCGTATGGTTCTCTGACGTACGATATCGGCGGCAACTTTTCAGCGCACCTTTTCAAAGGTCGTGATTACGTGCACTGCTGTATGCCAAATCTGGACGTGCGCGACATTGCTCGCCACGAGGGTCACAAGGAAGCCATTCACAGTTATATGAATCGTTTTGAGAGGCAACGGCGACCTATTCCCGAGTACCAGAAGGCAGCTTTCAACAACTACGCAGAGAACCCGCATTACGTTCATTGCGACCGTCCTTTCCAACAGTGTAAGCTGACAACTGCGAATGGTACTGATACCTACGCAATAGCGCTTCATAGTATTTACGATATCCCTGTTGAGGAGTTCGGATCTGCGCTACTCAGGAAAAACGTGAAAACTTGTTTCGCCGCCTTCCATTTTCATGAAAATATGCTCCTTGACTGCGACACTGTTACACTTGACGAAATTGGAGCTACTTTCCAGAGGGCTGGTGATAAACTCAGTTTTTTCTTCCATAACGAGAGTACCCTTAATTATACCCATAGCTTTAGTAATATAATTAAGTATGTGTGTAAGACTTTCTTTCCTGCAAGTCAAAGGTTTGTGTACCATAAAGAGTTTTTAGTTACTAGAGTCAATACTTGGTATTGTAAGTTTACTAGGGTAGATACTTTTACTCTTTTCCGTGGTGTGTATCATAATAACGTGGACTGCGAGGAGTTCTACAAGGCTATGGACGACGCATGGGAATACAAAAAGACGCTTGCGATGCTGAATGCCGAAAGAACCATCTTTAAGGATAACGCGGCGTTGAATTTTTGGTTCCCGAAAGTGAGAGATATGGTTATCGTTCCTCTTTTTGATGCATCGATTACTTCTGGAAAGATGTCTAGGAGAGAGGTCATGGTGAATAAGGACTTCGTGTATACGGTCCTGAATCACATAAAAACGTATCAAGCCAAAGCTTTAACTTACGCGAACGTCCTGTCCTTCGTGGAGTCTATTAGGTCAAGAGTCATAATTAACGGTGTTACAGCCAGGTCTGAATGGGACACAGACAAGGCAATTCTAGGTCCATTAGCAATGACATTTTTCCTCATAACGAAGTTGGGTCATATACAGGACGAAATAATCCTGAAAAAGTTCCAGAAGTTCGACAGATCCACCAAAGAGCTGATTTGGTCAAGTCTCTGCGACGCATTAGCCGGAGTTATTCCTTCGGTTAAGGAGACACTTGTGCGCGGTGGGTTTGTAAAAGTGGCGGAGGAGGCCTTAGAGATTAAGATCCCCGAACTGTATTGTACCTTTTCCGATAGATTGGTGCTACAGTATAAAAAGGCAGAGGAGTTTCAATCGTGCGACCTTTCTAAGCCTCTGGAAGAATCCGAGAAGTATTACAATGCATTATCCGAGTTATCAGTTCTCGAAAACCTCGATTCTTTCGACTTAGAGGCATTCAAGTCTTTGTGTCAGCAGAAGAGTGTGGATCCGGATGTGGCGGCGAAAGTGGTAGTGGCAATTATGAAGTGTGAGTTGACGTTGCCCTTTAAGAAGCCTACAGAAGAGGAAATTTCTGAATCACTCAAATCCGCGGAGAAAACAAGTTCGGAGCGCGAAGATGTGTTGAGCTTGAAAAACGACGCTCCTTTCCCGTGCGTGAAAAACTTGGTTGAAGGTTCGGTACCGGCATATGGAATGTGTCCGAAAAGTGGTGGTTTCGACAAGTTAGATGTGGACATTGCTGATTTCCATCTAAAGAGTGTTGATGCAGTAAAGAGGGGTGCTATGATGTCTGCGGTGTACACTGGATCGATTAAAGTTCAACAGATGAAGAACTATATCGATTACTTGAGCGCATCGCTGTCAGCTACAGTCTCGAATCTCTGCAAAGTGCTCAGAGATGTTCATGGCGCTGATCCAGAATCGCAGGAGAAATCAGGAGTGTGGGATGTCAGAAGAGGACGCTGGTTACTCAAACCCAACGCTAAAAGCCATGCGTGGGGAG